TATATTGCCAATAAACCAATAGATGGTAGAGTTATCCTTAATGGTAATAGATTATTTTTCCTAGAACCATTGGAATCCTCATCCACTCAAACATACTTTGAGTGGATTAAAATGACTTGGAGTTACGTATTCGGCAACAAAAAAGATCCATCAGAAGAAATTAAAGATTATATTAATCAGACTCAAAATTTTATTTTATGGCATTATAAGTTTGGATCAAAATACAATACGGATTTCTGGGAACATGCAAAGTCTTTTAATATGAATGATGATCTAATCAATCAGTACATTAACTTTGCTAAAAAATCTAATGAATGTCAAGTACTGCCCGAATTGTATGGTGGAGGTTCTAAAAATTCTTTATATGGACAATGGCCTCCATATAGTTTTAAAGTATGGTTAGATGGTGTTGAGAATAAATAACTAAAATATTACCAGTAAAATGCCCTATCATATCAAAACAAGTAGTGTCATGAATCCTACGATTGGTGATGTATATTACAAAGGTGACAACAGTTGGACAGAAACTTATGATGATAGAAAAGTCTATGAGAATCAGTCTGATGCGGATGCTGTCAAAGCAACAACAGTCACTATGAATGGTGTAACTTATGCTCCAAAACACTATGCTAACTCTACTGTAGTAAGTGAGTGATAATGAATGGCGACTCAAAAATATAAACAAATAAGAACTTCTCGACAAATTGAAAATAGAAATTTTCTAAGTCCTAATGGATTTAGATTTGCTCTTCGTAGATCTCCCCAAGCAGCCTTCTTTTGCAATCAAGCAAATATTCCGGATATGCAACTTGGTGTTGCCGAGCAACCAACATACTTGAAAAATATCCCTATTCCTGGAGATAAGATTGACTTTGGTGATTTGAATTTAAGATTTTTAGTTGATGAAGATCTTGGAAATTATATGGAAATACAAAACTGGATTCGTGGATTAGGATTTCCCAATTCATTACAACAGTTTGAAGATCTAGAAAGTGAAGCAGAAGTATTTGGTAAGTATACAAAGGATCAAGATAATATTTACTCCGATGGTACTTTAAGTATCCTCTCTAGTAATTTGATTCCAAAATTTCAAATTTTCTTTAAAAATCTTTTTCCATATAGTTTGTCAACCATGGTATTTGATGCCACCCAAACTGATCAGGAGTACTTTACAGCAGACGTAAGTTTCAAGTATACTATCTACAATATAGTTGATATGAACAATAGACCTTTATGATTGATCTTGATAAACTTCAAGAGATGTGGGAAAAGGATTCAAAAATTGATAGAGATAATCTACATGATGAATCCTTAAACATCCCCTCTCTACATGCAAAATACTTTGAACTTTATAATACTACTTTTCTTCTAAGAAAAAAAGCAGAGCAACAAAGAAAAAATATAAGACATGAACGATATGAATACTTCAGTGGTAAATCTGATCCTGATGTATACATAGAAAATCCTTTCCCTAAAAAAATTAGAGATAAAGATACGATGCAAAAGTATCTTGATGCAGATGAAAAACTTTCTACAGTATGTTTAAAAATTGATTACTACGATACTATACTAGTATATGTCGAGAGTATATTAAAACAGATAACTAATCGTACATTTCAAATTAAAAACGCAATCGAATTCATGAGGTTTAATTCAGGACTAGGATAATGAATGAAGAATTCGAACCAAGTCAAGACTTTGATTACACAGTTAGTTTGACCATAGAAGACATTCGTCTATTACATCACTGTGTTTTGAAAAGAATTCAAGATTGGGAAGGTTCTCCTGCAAGACATCCAATGGAACAGGAGCACCTTTGGTACTTAAGAGATTCGTTGTATAGAATGGTATTAGAATATAAGTTTGAAAATATGTAATAAATATTTGTAGATGAATGGGTCTATGTGATTGATACGACTGCCAATCTTGTTATATCTAAATCAAACGAAGTATTTTTAAAGATTAATACAGAACCTCATATAGAATACGAACTTAGAGACCACTTTAAGTTTGAGGTTCCGAATGCAAAATTTATGCCACAATACCGTGGAAGGAACTGGAACGGAGAGATTCACCTTTACGATATGCGGTCTAAGCAGATTTATGTTGGTCTGTTAGATAAAATCGTCCAGTTCTGTGAGAACTATGGATATAGTTATAAGTTTGAAGATAATAAATTTTATGGTACTCCATATGAGGAGAACGATCATATTTCCTTAGAAGGTGTTAAGGACTATATGAATTCTATTTGTTCACACACTCCTAGGAAATATCAAATTGAGGGAGTATACGGCGCTCTAAAGCACAATAGAAAGCTATTGATAAGCCCCACTGCTTCTGGCAAATCTTTGATGATTTATTCTCTCGTAAGATACTACGTTGACCGAGGAGAAAAAATTCTTTTAGTTGTTCCCACGACATCTCTTGTAGAGCAGATGTACAAGGATTTTCTTGATTATGGTTGGGATGCTGATTCATATTGCCACCGTATCTATTCGGGTAAAGAAAAAAGTAATGAAGCACCAGTAACAATCACGACCTGGCAATCTGTTTATAAACTTGATAGAACTTTTTTTGAAGACTATGGTGTCATTATAGGTGATGAAGCACATTTGTTCAAGTCTAAGTCTCTAATACAGATTATGACCAAACTACACCATGCCAAGTATAGATTTGGATTCACTGGTACTTTAGACGGCACACAGACGCATAAGTGGGTGTTAGAGGGACTGTTTGGACCATCTTATAATGTGACAAGAACTGATGAGTTGATGAGACAGGGACATCTTTCCCAACTTGATATTCAGTGCCTTGTTTTAAAACATCCACCAAAGACATTTGATGTTTATGAGGATGAGATACAGTATTTAATAGGGCACGAACAACGTAATAATTTTATTAAAAATCTAACGTTAGACCTTAAAGGAAATAGTCTTGTTCTTTTCCAAAGAGTAGAAAGCCATGGAGCAGTTCTTTATGAAAAGATAAATAATAGCAAAGGTGATAACCGTAGAGTATTTTTTATACACGGCGGTGTTAATACAGAAGAAAGGGAATTAGTAAGAGAAATTACGGAAAGGGAAAACAACGCTATTATTGTTGCTTCTTATGGAACTTTTTCTACAGGTATTAATATTAAAAAACTCCATAATGTTATCTTTGCCTCTCCAAGTAAATCAAGAGTCCGCAATCTTCAAAGTATTGGACGAGTTCTTAGAAAAGGAAAAGATAAAGTAAAAGCAACTCTGTATGACATATCAGATGATTGCTCTACAAAAAATAGAAGAAATTACACACTCAATCATTTCATAGAAAGAATTAAAATCTATAATGAAGAAAACTTTAATTATGACATAATCACTATTCAACTAAAGGTATGATGGAAGAAGATTTTTATGCAACTGTAAAATTTAAATCAGGTGAAGAAGTATTTGCCAAAGTAGCTGCCTCTGAAGAGGAAGGTAGAACTATGTTAATTGTTTCTAGTCCAATTATAGTTAAAGAGTTAAAAGGTAGATCCGGTGTAGTTGGATATAAAGTAGAACCTTGGTTAAAGACAACCACTGATGATATGTTTATTGTTAATCTATCTGATGTGCTTACTCTATCAGAATCATCTGATATTGAAATGATTATGATGTATCAGGATTACTTGAGAACTTCTGATAAAGAAAATCAAAATCAAGCAAGTTTGAGTCGTAGTATGGGATACTTAGGTACAGTTAATGATACAAAAGAACTTTTAGAAAAAATCTTCAAGAAGAGCTCAGAAGAACTATAGCTATCCTATCAACCCTAACAGAGTTATTCTACTGTACTTTTGAGACTTGTCAAGTAACGCTGAAGATGATATAATCTATACATATTATGAGATAAACTTATGATAAGACCTATGGCTAAAAGAAAGAGGTCAGAACATTATGTGAATAACAAAGAGTTTCTGGCAGCACTTATCAAGTACCGTGAAGACAAAGAGATTGCTTTAATCAAGGAACTTCCTAAACCTCCCATCCCTCGCTACATTGGGGAGTGTTTCTTGAAGATTGCAAATCATCTATCATTCAAACCAAACTTCGTCAACTACAT